GGAAGTCATTGATTTTCAAGAAACTGCATGGGGGGGGGGGTATGAGCCCTGAACCAGAACCTGAGCCAGAACCAGAGCCTGAACAACATGAATATGTAGACCTTGGTCTTAGTGTCAAATGGGCAACAATGAATATCGGTGCTAACACACCTGAAGAAGCAGGTTTGTATTTCGCTTGGGGAGAAACACAAGGATACACGGCAGAACAAGTTGGTACTGACAAGAATTTCTCTTGGGAAGACTATGAATTTGGTCCTGATACTGCATTGACAAAATACAACGAAACTGATGGACTTACTGTGTTGGAGCCTGAAGATGACGCAGCAACTGCAAATTGGGGCGATGGTTGGAGAATGCCAACAAATGCCGAAATTGAGGAATTAATGAAATTACCACACTCATGGGATGCCTCAAGAAGTGGTTACTCATTTACGGATGGCAATGACAATGAGTTATTGTTCGTTTTTGCGGGCGGTAACGCTAACAGTGGTATTGTTGACGACCTTGGCGAGGGCGGGTACTATTGGTCAGGCTCTTTGAGCGAGGGCCGTGGCAGGAGAGCTTGGGAACTCAGTTTCAATAGTGGTGAATACTGGATTGGGAGCACTTACCGCTATATGGGCCATACTGTGCGCCCTGTTCGTTCTCAGAACCTTTAAAAGCACAATCAAATAACAAAACACATTCCCACAATGTGCAACAAGCACAAACAAGGGAATGTGTTTTTTTATCAATAGATTATATCTATTATGAAAATAAAGGAAATATATGATTTTGAGAATAATAGGCAATTTACTTCAGACAAATACACGATACGTTTCATTCGTGAAGGTACTTGGTGGAGGGCATATGAATGGAGTGCATACCTAGCACATAATTTTCCAAACGGCATGGATGATAGTAAAAGGCTTTTTGTAACAAAAAAGCACTATGTCGAATTGGGAAAAGATTTGGTTGTTGTTGGTTTACAGTTGAAATCTTTTGAGAAATATTTACCATGCATAATAACTGATGATAGTTGTTTTTCGTTTGAAAACGATTATGTTGATGTAAATGCTGATAAGTTTTTTGAGACTATTGGTAATGAAATCGTTGATTGCAAGAAAGTGCTTGAAGATTGGAAATGCAGTTTCCAATTATCTGAAAAAAAAGGAAAAGTATCGAAAAATGCAAGCAAAGAAAACGATAGTGATTGGTGTAAAAACGAAATTGCCCGTATCCTTAACGAAATAGCCGATTATCAACTCTCCAACAGAACAATTGTTGAAAACACCGTGTTTTTGAATGAAATACAGTCAAAGATAAAAAAGATACTGCAATAGATAATAAACATACGGAGGCTTAAAGGTTCAAAGGCCATTCGTCAGAATAACTGAAAAATCATGTTATTGCTTTGTTGCTTCAACAACGATTCTACATTGCAATCTATTAGGTAATGGCCGAATTTGTATTGTTCGTTTTTGCGGGCGGTAACGCTAACAATGGTAATGTTAACAACCTTGGCGAGAACGGAAACTATTGGTCAGGCTCTTTGAGCGAGGACAATGACATAAACGCTTGGAAACTCAATTTCAATAGTGATAAATACAAGATTGGAAACAATAACCGCTATATGGGCCATACTGTGCGCCCTGTTCGTTCTCAGCACTTTTACAGCCTCCGTTTTACATATAACATACTGACATGTGCTTTAAAATGTCAAAGAAACGTCTTTTGTTTGAACTTTATGTTGCAGAAGAAGACGCAAGGAGACACAAGTCTAAGAAAAGTTATGTAGTTGAATTTGAAAAGAAACTACACGAAAACCTGTTGGAACTATGTGATGAATTGTATTACCATAGGTACAATCCAACCCCATCAGTTTGTTTTGTTATAAAAGACCCTAAGAAACGAGAGGTGTTTGCGGCAATGTTTAGGGATAGGATTGTACATCATTTGTATTTCAACCTTACGCATGAAATCTTTGAACGAACTTTTATACACGATACATACAGTTGCATCAAAGGAAAAGGCACTCATTTTGGAATAAGAAGACTATGCGAACATATAAGGAAAGAAAGCCTTAACTACAAAAGGGAGTGTTACATCCTTAAAATGGATATAAAAGGCTATTTTATGCACATAGACAGAAAACTATTGCTTGAAATAGCGCATTCTACTTTGGAAAAAGAACGATGCAGAAAAGTATCTTCAAATTCAAAACTCGAATGGGATAATGTAATTGATTTTGGCTTCATACACTATCTAACAGATGAATTGGTTATGATAGAACCAACATATAATTGCACATTCAGAAGCAATAAATCAGAATGGGATGACCTTCCAAAAACAAAGAGTTTATTTAACAGCCCTAAAGGGTACGGACTACCTATAGGAAACCTTACAAGCCAATTGTTCAGTAACGTTTTTTTTGAATTTATTTGACCAATATTGCAAAAGGGTGTTGAAATGTAAGCATTATGGAAGATATGTTGATGATTTTTACATTGTAAGCAGCGACAAAGAATACTTACATTCAATAATACCTAAAATTGAGGAATTTCTAAAAAGTAAAATGCATCTTGAAATAAACAAAGGTAAGACAAGAATAACATCATACAATCACGGTGTTGAATTTTTAGGAACATTCATAAAGCCATACAGAAACTATGTTTCAAACCAATGTCTAAAAAGAATGAAAAAGAAATTGATTCTTAATGATGGAAATGGATGGCACAAAGGAAAGAACATAGAATACTCAGTAAATTCATACATTGGGGTATTTATACACAATTCTTCTTACAACATAAGGAAAGAATTGTTTTCAAGCATGAAACGCATAAATACCTGTGGAATTTTTAACAGAAGATACTCAAAATACTACAAAGTAATTGGGTATCCATAAGTATTAAGCAACCTTTGGATGATAATAAGACCTGTGCTTTGCTGCCCATATTTCCTCGTCAATGAGCGTTGAAAGACGCAACACATCCTTGTGTTCAAACGACTTGATGCTCTTTGTGAACATATCACGAAAACGCTTCGTGGCACTATCCTTCCTTGTATTCCACTTTTATTTCTTTTTTAACTATTTATAAATGATAATTTGTCTATAGATGAAAACCATATATATAACAAAAGAACAAATAAATAAGATTAAAGACTTTGAATTATTATCAGAAAACAAAGTTCCATCAGCACAAGACCAAGTTAAAAACAAGGTAAATTCAGGTGTTATGGATGCTGTTACGGCATGTGGAACCATGGAAGAAGGAGCTGAGCCTGAATCAGAAACATACGAGTTAGGTAAAGAAAAAAACGGTGATTATTATCACATAAACGAAGAAGAAATTAATTTTTTACTTAAAACACTGCTTTAAAAAAATATTCACCAAAATGGACAAAAAAGAATATAGCATATTTATAAAAGCATCAAAAAGCATTCTTGATTTTATGGAAAAAAACGGAGAACAAGTATCACCGTTACCAAAAATAACATTAAACAATTCAGAACAAGATGGCATTTTTATAAAAACAGGATACTATTCACCATCTGAAAATGAAGTTGTAATTTTTGTTAATAATAGAAATATAAAAGACTGCCTTAGAAGTGTTTCGCATGAATTTATACATCATATACAAAACATAAGAGGAACAAAATTAAATTTTTCATCAGAAGATAATGTAAAAGACAATGAAGAGCTAGAAAAAATAGAAGCTGAAGCATATCTGAAAGGAAACATATATTTTAGGAAATGGACTGAATATATGAAAAAAAAGTATGAACCGTCACTTTTAAAAGAATCAAAAGAGATAATAAATGATGATGGTGAAGTTGTTCCTGAAAAATGCAAAAAATGTGGCGGAAAAATTGGAACTTACATTTGCGGAGAACCAATTTACAAATGCACTAAATGCGGTAAATATTATGGAACTTTAAAGTTTGGATTGGATGAATCAAATGTTTTAGATGAAACAAACCCTGAAGATGTCGATTTATCATCATTCAACATTAAAAGAGAACTTAACCCCAAATTTTGGAAGAACAATTTGCTTGATTCAAGAATTAGATTAAAACTTCTTGATATCGCCGAAGATTTCATTGATTTCTTAGGAGTTGATTGGGTTAAGCCTGACGATATTATTATGACAGGCTCATTGGCTAATTTTAATTGGAACAAAAAATATTCTGATATAGATTTACACGTTTTAATTGATTTTTCAAAAGTAGACAAAAGAACAGATTTTGTTAAAAAATATTTTGATTCTTTGAAAAACCAATGGAATGAAGAACATGAAGATTTGAAAATTTTCGGGTTTCCCGTTGAGGTATATGTACAAGACACAAACGAAGAACATGCATCAAGTGGTGTTTACTCATTGGATAAAAACGAGTGGCTAACGGAACCAAAGAGAGAAAAGTTAGCAAAGGCAAAAGTAAACAAATCGCTTATACGTTCAAAAGTTGCAAAATACATTGATTATATTGACGAATTGTATGACGAATACAAAAAAGACTCCAATGATGAGCATAAAATAGAAAAAATATCAAAGGCAGCAAATAAATTATGGGATGTCATAAAGAACGAAAGAAGAAGTGAACTTAACAAAGGAAAATCAGAAATATCAAACGGAAACATAGTTTTCAAATGCCTAAGACGATTAAACTATCTTGATAAGTTATACAGCCTAAAAATACAAACATATGATAATTTGAATAGTTTACGATAATTTTTTTTATTTTAATTGCTATTTATATGAAAAAAAAGGAAAATAATTCGATAAAAACTAAATAAAATATGTCAAGTTTTGAAGAAACTATTGCTAGAATGAAAGGTCTTTATACTTATGGAAAAGAATTAAATGAAGGTAATGACCTTAAAACCCATACATTAGAATACCATGCAATTGCAGCAGATGGAAGAAGTTATGGAATCATAAAGGAATGTAACAAATACTATATCAAGTCAGCACCTAAAGACAAAGAAATGGTTGCTGAATCTTATGAATATCTTGGTGGATTTTGCAATAAGAAAAATTATGAATATAGCAGTTACGCAAATGCATTAAAAAACTTTGAATTAAAAATGGCTTCAATTAACGAAGCTTGTGAAGGCAATGTAAACATTTCTACTTTGGACCCATTCAAAAAAGGAGAATTCTTGGTTGAAGGTACTGATAGAATGAAAAATGAAATAGCACGTCAAAGACAAATCATGTACAACGCATCTATGATTATGAATGAATCAAATGAAATTGGTGCTTCAAACAAGGATAATGTAGTAAAATACAACGGAACAAACCCTGAAACCCCAAAGAAAAATGGTAATTCAATCAATGATGGCACAGACGCAAAAGTGGTTGACCAAGATAAGGTTAAGGGATTTAGCGGAAACAACCCGCACGAAAAGAAGACAAGTGGTCCATACACAGAAAATCCATCAAAAGTAAATGAAGGTGTTTGCTGTGAAAAATGCGGTAAAAACCCATGTGAATGCCAAAATTGCAACGAAGAAGCAGGTGATATTAGCGATGAGCCATTAATACCTAACACAAGAAATTGGGCAGGTCCAAAAATGGGTGCAAGTGAGCCAAGTCAAATAGGTTGGGATATGGATGGACAAGAAAAAGTGAATGAAGAAACCAAAGAATGGGATGAAGGTTTACCGGGTTCAGCAGGTATTGGTGAACCAGATACAGGCCACAACAATGACCCATTTAATAAATCAATAAACGAGGGTGAAGAAGATTTTGATGACGAAGATAGCGAAAATCCTGAAGCAGAAGAAGATTCATTTGATTTAAGTGGAGACGAATTTGATGGCGAAACTGACGAACCTAGCGATGAAACTGATGAGTTTGGCGACGAAACTGACGAATTTGGCGATGACGAGTTTGATGACGAAAATGAATTTGATGATGAAGAATTAAATGGCGAACATTCAGAAGATGAAGACCTAAGAAGCGAAATTGAATCATTAAAGGCTGAAATTGAATCACTAAAAGCACAAATTAACGGAGAAGATACGGATAACATAGAAGATGCTGAAAATGGAGAAGATTTCGGAGATGATTATGAATTTGGCGGAGAAGGTGGAGAAGATTTCTCAACCGAAGGCGAAGAAGGTTTTGGTGACGAAGAAGGTGACATTGATGAATGTGGCAATATTGACCAACTTATGGAAGCCAAAAGAGCAAAAATGGATAGCATAGTTGAATCTGTTGTTAAATCAATATTGAAAGAAGATGAGCTCCATGTATTCGGAAAGCACCCTGGCTACAGAAAGAAACCTATGGAACTCCCAACAACAGGTGAAGACCAAAACCAATGGGGTAGAGATTGGAATGATGAAAGTGTACACAACGAAGAACCATTTGGAAAACAAATCGGTAATGGTGACCCATTTACACAATTGGTAAATTCAGTTACAAAAGATGTTATGTACCAATTAAAGAAAGGTATTCCGATTGAAGGCACAAATAAAAAAAAAGTGGACTGAATGAAAATTCAGTAGAAGAAAAAACATTCTTAAAATTAAATAATGCATCATCCGTTGGTAGCGATATGCAGCAGCCCATGGATGATGCTTCTTTTCAACAAGGCCAAAGCATGATGGGTGGTGACCCTAACGAAATGGGTATGGACCCAAGTATGGAAGGTGGCGGCCCTAATGCCATGGGCAGAGACCCTAACGCTATGGGTATGGACCCAAATATTGCAGGCGGTGACCAAAACACAATGGGTGGTGACATAAATGCAATGGATGGTGGCCAAAGTGGTGAAGGCTCTGATGATACAATGTCAATAATAAACCAATTAAGCGATACTGATAAAGAAGCTGTAAGGTCTTATGCAAAAAGTATGTTAAATAAGAGTGATTCACAACAAGAAAACGGCGATGCGGGTAATCAACCAATGATGGAATCAGTTGTTTTTACAAAAAAACAATTAATCAAAATACAAGAAAATTTTGGCCCGTCTCAAGACGAATTGATGAAAAAAAACGACAGAAAAGAATTACCAAAAAAAATATCAAAATCAGGAAGTTCTCCATTTAATTCCCCATTCGCGTAAAAACAAACACATTAACATTAAATGAGCGTCTAAATGGCGCTCTTTTTTTTATTTTAATAAAACTATTTATTATAAAATTGTTTTTAAATGGCAAGTATTAAAAGAATTATATTGACAAGACAACAATTGAACGAGGTGCTAAAAGAAGAAAATACGACAACAGTTCAATTAAATACAACTGGTAATACAATAACTTCGTTAACAAATGCAGTGACAAGCAATCAGCCAGAAATAAATAACGCAGGAAAATACGGAGATGTTAATTTACATATATCAAACCAAAAACTAGTTGGTTCTAACGATTCAGTTCCAACACAACATGTTGAAGTTGAAAAAGGACAAAATGTAAATCAAGCAATACAGCAGCAGGTAAACCCAGCTGTTTTAAGTGACGGTGGCGATGTTGAAGTTTCCGGTGATGGCATATCTGAATATAAATCATTCTCAAAAAGACAAATTGAAGAGGCACGTCTAAAAAAAATCCACGAAGGATATAAAATCACAAAAAGAAAATTAAGAGAACATTGGGAAGAAAAGCCTAATGATGACACCAATCAATGGAACGAAGAATATGAAATGTTTATGGACGGGTTAAGACACGGCGATTATGAAGTAATGAACAATGTTTTGTTTGTGCAAATTTTTAAAGGAAAAACTCCAGATAATGACCCAAGGTATGTTTATATAAGAAAAGGTGAAAACAGATTACACGATGACCATTTCTATATACAAAATAGCCCGCCATTAAATGATTTAGATTTGAAAGACATTTACTACAATGCGGGATGGGAAGATGTTTTACCTGAATTGATTGATTATGATGGGTTTGAAATGTATGAATCAAAAAATAAAATTGAAATTAACCCAAAAAACAAGGGAAAATTCACAGCAACAAAAAAAAGAACAGGTAAATCAACAGAAGAGTTGACGCATTCAAAAAATCCTTTGACGAGAAAACGTGCAAATTTTGCTAAAATGGCAAAAAGAAATTGGAAACCATTAGAAAAATAGCTAACTATTGTTTTTTTTCCATTTAAAACTATTTATATAAAAACAACAAAAAAATGGGAAGAAAATTAAAATATAAAATTTGTGAAACATGTAAAAAAGAATTACCATTAACTAGAAAATTTTTTAAAAGGAATAGTGACGATTCTTTTCATTGCATTTGTAGAGAATGTGAAGATAATGAAAAATTAAACAAAGAATGGAAAAACGAAAAATTATTATGTCATTCTTGTTTAGAATATAAAGACATTGATTGTTTTTCACCACATGGTTCTACTAATTCAATTAGAAAAAACAGGCGTTATATTTGTAAAGAATGTACAAGAAAAGACATAGAAAAAAGACAAAAACTATTAACTGAAGAAGAAAGATTAATAAAAGTACTCCAATCACGATTTCTTTGTGCAAGAGACCGTTCAAAAAGAAAAAAAATACAATTTAATATAACAAAAGAATATTTAAAAGAATTATGGGATAAACAAAATGGAAAATGCGCAATAAGCGGAATAGAAATGACATTTGAACAATATGAAGGGAGAACACCAACAAATGTTTCAATTGACCAAATAAACCCAAATAACGGATACACAATTGGTAACATACAATTAGTCTGTATGGCAGTAAATCAAATGAAATCAGATTTGCAAATTGATGATTTATATAAATTTTGTTCTGCAATATTAGAGCACAAAAAATAGTTAAAAATTAAATAATAAAATAAAAGTCAATCATTTATGATTGATTTTTTTTGTTATTATTTAAACTATTTATTAACGATAAACTATAATTAAATGATTGAAAGATTTTATTCCGGTGATTACAATGGAAATTTTTCGGCTGTTTGTGATGAAATTTATTTGCCGTTTTGGGGTATAAACGAATGGTATGAATCAAAAAAAGCATATCCATTTGTTGCGTACATCAACGGATATGGAGATATAAGTGTTGCTGTTGGTAAAAAGGGATGGACACATAACGATATATTTAGTGACGTACTTGATTTGTCCATAAATAGAAATAAGGCACTATGTGGAAGATTTTGGAATTTTAGTACAAAGAAAATTTTAACAATATGGGATGATTCCCCGTCATTTTTTTTGCAATCATCAATGTTTTCACAAATAGTAGATTCATTAAGTGAAGAAGGACTTCCTGTCTATAATGCAAATTTAATTTTTGAAGTATATGAAGATGGGGAAATTAAAAAATGGACTTGTGGTTCTTCTGATGTCGGCTTTTACATTTATTCAATTCCAGTAAAGGATTATGTGTCCAAAAAAATGTCTTCATTTTCAGATGTTGTTAAAGAATACAACATACAAGAAAGAAAAAAAGCGTCTTCCGCCGGCGCACCCACAGGAAGGTGGAAAGATTGGGATTATAAAAACCAAGGAGTTGGGTATTTAGGGTATCATTTAATGACAAGACAAGACGAAAACAAAAATATGCTAAACGAAGGAATATTATATGATAAATTGCCTGAAGATATAAAATTATCAATAATAAATAATGAAACATCTTTAGGAAACAATCCGGCGATACCGGATATATATGACATGCCATTTTTATTGAAAATAGCAAACAAAAGATTTGAAGATATAAAAAACACGCTTGTTGAAATTGGCGAAATTAACGATTTTGAAGATACTGACATAAATTCCATGTTAGCAAAATTAATTAACAAATGCATTGAAATAGAAAGACCTTTTAGGGATAAATTAGAAAAACTTTGTGTTAATTATGTAATAGACACTTTTAATGTTCCTGAAGATAGTGTGCAAATCAATCTATCTTTAACAGATTCTATTGATTTAAATGCCCCGTCAATTATTGTTGACCCTGTAGATGGCGATGAGGATTTAGAATTTGATAGTGTTGATTCGGCATCAATAATACGTGCTGAAGTATATAAAAGAAGAATATTGGAATCTTTATGCATGGGTGGAGCAATTTCATTATCTTCAAATATTGATTCGTATAAAGACAGCATACAAGAAATATCGCCAGAATTGTGTGAATTATACTATAAAATAATCGCATTAAACAACTATGCCCTATATATGAAAGAGGATATAGGAATTGACGATGAAAACAAAAAACAACTTGGCACTGTGAATGTTGAATTTGGTAGCGGAGAACAACAAGTTAGGATAACAGCACAAGGCAAAATATTTCCTGTATTATTAAGTGAAACATTACGTGGATTTATTGAATTATTCATATCTCACGGATTGCCAAAAGAAAAAAAATTGGCAGAAATGATAATCGGAAAATCAGATTTCCTGAAAGCAGAGCCTTGGGATATGAGAATAGGACCAAGTTTGTGGGTTCTATTTTCAAATTCACTTAATGACGTAACTTTGGATGAATTGCCATATTTATTAAAAAGAATTGCAACTCTTGATATTGATAAATTTAATTTTTTAATGAAAGAAGTGTTTGCAAGAACAAAAAAAGGAAAACAAATAATGTCAAAAATATGCAATAAGGCAAAAAACGACATAGAATATAGTAAATTTACAGATAAAATGTCTAAAATGAAATTAGATAAATCAATAATAACTGACGAGTTTATTAAAGAAGAAGAACTATAAACAAATATACACCATGGAAAAAGGTAAATTAGTTGAAATTAAAAGAGGACAAACAGGCACTGGCCTTTTAATAGAAAATGACGGATATATTTCTCCTGAAATCGGAGAAAATAAAAAATTGTTTGAAGACATCAATTCAGGGAGAATGAACGATGATTTTCATTGCCCGTACCCATTTATTGTTTCTGCTGTTTTCCAAAAGTTCGGTATTGAAAACGCAAATGGAAGAATATATCCTGAAGAAATATTGAAACGTGAAGTGCAAAAATATATGGAAAAAATTGCTGAAAAAAGAGCAATAGGTGAATGCTATAGGCCAGAGGCAATGATTCTAACTGAAAAAGGATGGAAACATTTATATGAAGTATCTGAAGGTGAAAACATATTGACGTTAAACACCGAAACAAACAAAATTGAAATTAAGCCAATAAAATCAATTATAAAGTACCATTACAATGGAAAAATGCTAAATATAAAGGGAAGACAAATAAATGATATTGTAACGCCAGACCACGGATTTCCTTTATATGACAGGAATAATAAATTCAAAAAATTCATAACAGCAAAAGAAATTTCTGAATTTGATAAAATATCACATTTTTACATTCCAAAAACGGGAGAATGGATTGGAAGAAGTGATAAATATATGGTAATACCAAAATTAAATGAAAATGAACTTGGTAAAAGAATACGTCACGATTTAAAGGAAAAATACGAATCAGATTTAATAATACCAATGGATATATTTGCAAAATTTATGGGTATTTATCTTTCAGAAGGTTCACATTCAAAGAAAGAAAGTAGGTCTTACAAAATAAACATTCATCAAAAAAAAGAAGACGTTTGTGATGAAATACAAAAAATGTTAGAAGAATGGGGTATTAATTTTACAATTAATATTAGAAAAAGAACAGGATGTAAAACGTTTGTGATAAGTGATATGCGTTTATGTAAATATGTTCAACAATTTGGACTATGCTATGATAAATTTGTACCATTTGAGTTAAAGCAACAAAACAGTAGCATATTAAAAATTTTTTATGATTGGTTTGTAATGGGTGATGGAAGGTTACGTGGCGATAAAAGAAGAAAAAATATAAGTCTGTCAGATGACGTGTTTTCAACCTCAAAGCAATTAGCATTAGACCTAAACGAAATACAATTAAAAATCGGATATTCTGGAACATTCTCAATTGAAAAAAGAGATAATGATAGACAAATAGAAGAAAATAGAATTATTAAAGGGGAAAATTCGCATGAAATGTATTTTACATATAGGTCATTAACAAAAGGAATATATACTGATAATAGATTTATGTCTGTTAATGAACTTGATTATGACGGAGATGTAATGTGTGTGGAAGTTGAAAATCATGTATGGTATGTGATGGATAACAACAGATGTCATTGGACAAAAAACTGTAATCACCCAAGTGAATCCGTAATAGACCTTTCAAGAGTTGCCATAAACATAGTGGAATTACATTGGGAAGGACACACTTTGGTTGGAAAACTTGAAATAATAACAAGTCCTGGTTTTAGAAAACACGGTATTATTTCATGCCAAGGCGACCAAGTTGCAAATCTTATATTACAAGGAATAAAAGTTGGTGTTTCATCAAGAGGTCTTGGCACTGTAACAAACAAAATGGGAATATTATATGTTGCTGAAGATTTTGAAATCGTCTGTTGGGATGTTGTAAGCGACCCTTCTACGCCAAACGCATGGATAACACCTGAAGGCCAAATACCACAACAATATATTGAAAATAAAACAACAGAAAAAAATACTATTTTTGAGGAATTAGGAAAATTTTCAGATTGGTTAAATGAATAATTTTCTTAATTTATTATCAATTAACGTATTTTTTCATTTTAAATGATATTTATTATTAAAAAATAACAATTAAAATTGCTGATTAATAATGAGCACTAAAAATAAAAGCATAGCATCTCAAGCACTTTTGGAAATGGATGCCATCACTTCTGCAATAAAAGAAGAGAGTAAAAAATCAATGAAATCTCTTTTATCTGAAGCAGTTAAGACTGCTTTAAGAGAAAGTTGCGATGAAGAAGATGATAAAGATTACGAAGTGCAAGATGAGAACGAAAAAGAAGAAAACACTTCTGATAAGAAAGAAAAGGACTCAAAAAAAGGCTCAACAAATGAAATTGGCAATCCTGAAATGGGTGATGAAGAAGAACCTGGTAATGAATCAATGAATCAACCAGGGCAAGCAGACCCGCAAATGGATGCAATGCAAGGAGCACCCGCAGAAAGTCCGGAAGAGCCACAAGGAAATCCCGAAGCAAGCACGGAAGGCGGACAAGAAGGTTGGGACGAATTCTCAGATTATCAAGTGGGAAACAGTAATACATATGACCTCACAGGTGAGAATGACTACGACACAGTAGTAAAGGTTTATAAACTCTTGAATGACGAAGACCAAGTTGTCGTTAAAAAAGACGGCGACACTGTTCATCTTGAAGATAATAATGCCGGCACTGAATACATCATTGACTTGGGTGGTGGTGATGAAGAACCTGAAGCATCATCTCAAGAAATGGGTGGTGAGGAAATGCCTGACGGACTAAACGAATCTTCGTTAGATGGTGATGACTTTGATGAAATCGAACTTACTGGCGATTTCAATGATGATGAACCATTTGAAGACGAATTTATGGATGACCAAAACGTTATCGGGCATGAGGAAGATGACCCATTTTTAGGCGACTATGATAGTTATAGAAGCGAAGAATTGGGTGATTTTGACGATTTCGATGACGATATGGCAGGATTCGATGATGAGTTATACGAAGGCAAAATAAGAAATAACAAAAAAGCAAGAAAGCAAATGAAGGAAAGTAAAGAAGTACTATTCGAGGTTGACCTTGGATATACAGACAATTACCAAGACAAGGACCCGATAGCAGGACTTTCTAATAATGAACCTTCTAAGGGTGGCAAATCTTGGCACAAGGGCGTTCCAACAGGAACGGCAAAGCCATGGGCCGGTGAAACAAAATCAAAAGGCGACCCATTTAAAAACACGCAAAAAGTACAAGGTAGTGTAAACGAAGAAGATGATATGGATATGGGCGGTGACGTACCAATGGAAGAGCAACAAAATGTTGGCGGTTTCGTACAACAAAATTCAGTAACCACATCAAGAATACCTAACTCAAACGGAAGAAAGGCAAGAAGCCAAAGAGGTACTGATGTTAAAGTGACTGGAAGTGCAGACCCACGTTATTCTTCAGCAACAAACGAAAGCAAAGAATTAAAAGCCATTAAGAACGAAAACAAAGAGCTTAAAAAGGCAATTATGGAACTTCGCAAGAGTTTGAATGAAGCCTACATCACAAACGTTAACCTTGGAAAAATAACAAAGTTGTTCCTTGAAAACACAACATCTCAACAAGAAAAGATTGACATAGTTAATCGTTTCACTAACGAGGCAAAAACATTAGAACAATCTAACACTCTTTACGAGTCTATTAACAAGCAATTGAAAAACAAACAACAAGTTAGTCTCAATGAATCATCTGCTACAGCAAATGGGACAAAAGAGTTAAATGAGCAAAAAATCTACAAAACTAACGATTTAATGAAAACAATTGACCTTATGGGCAGAGTTTTGAGTTGTTAATACTATTTATTAAACAAATAAAGAATAAGAAAAAACAAAATAAAGTAAAATGAGAGAATTTTTAGCATCTGGTCAAGTGGGTAATATTGAACTCAACGAACAGAAAAGAATCAGAAAAGAAATTAATGAACGTTGGTCAGCATTGGGCATGGTTGACGGTCTTAAAGGTATAGTCAAAGAAAATATCGCTACATTGTATGAAAACGAAGCTAAGGCTCTTCTTTCAGAAGCAACTGCTTCAGACAATAGCGGTTCATTCGAGACTGTTGTATTTCCTATAATCAGAAGAGTTTTCAGCAAACTTCTTGCTAATGACATTGTTTCAGTTCAAGCAATGAACCTTCCAATCGGTAAGTTGTTCTTCATGCTTCCTGTAACAAGCGAAAGAGAATGGGATTTCTTAGATGGCAATAACAGAATCCAAGACAAATCAGTTGGTAGACATCGTGGCCTTATGGGTTATGAAAGAACCGACAGGAACAATGGTAGCACATACAACCGTTTCTATCTTCCTGACGATGTAGTTAACGGAATGGAATTTGAATACACCGTTGACGGTGGCGAAACTTGGACAGCAATCACTAATGTTAAAAACTATGATGAAGCAGTTCAAGCAGTGAAAAGCCAACCTGATGCAATTATCAGGCAAACTTCTCCTAACGTAACAAAATACAACAAGAGAACTCTTTATGATTTGTTCTACAACGATTTCTTGTATGACAATTCAAAAGGTAAGATTCGTATCAGAATCTCAAACGATGTAACTCCTGTTTCATTTGTTGATTATGAAACCGTTGAAATGGATGGAACAAACGTTAAGCCACAAGCATATGCTGATGGTACTATCAGAAATCTTATGCTTAAAGTTAAAGGTTTTTCATCATACAACGCAGGTAAATTAACCGGTCCTGATGGAAACGAAATGGACACAGAAGCTTTCTTGGCTTCATTGAAAGTTTATGCCACAACAGCTATTACATCAGTAAGCGGTGCTTCATTTGAACAATACGAAGGTATTCCTTTCAGAATCGTATCACAAAAATACGGTAAAGGAATGGTTGAATATGGCAATCCTTGCCAAGCAGATGGCTCAATTTTGATTGACCTTGACCTTGCAAAGCCTGCAAAGAAACAAGGACAATCTCTTGATGGCTATGTTGGCGTTGACTATAGCGTTTTAGAAAACATTAATTCAGGAACAGCAGCAAGTTTCTTTAATGTTGCTTGGTCACAATATGACTCATTAGAACTTGAAACCGAAATCGGTGAAGTTTCATTCAAACTTGACAGTGTAACTGTTTCAGTTGAAGAAAGAAAACTTAGAGCAACTTGGTCACCTGAGTTAGCACAAGATGTCAGCGCTTTCCATAACATTGACGCTGAAGCTGAATTGACAGCATTGTTATCAGAACAAATCGCTGCTGAAATTGACCGTGAAATCCTTAGAGATTTGAGAAAGTTCGGTCCATGGCAAGCAAGATGGGACGTTAACGGATGGAGAAGACAAGCCGGTTTCTCAACCAACTATACTCAAAAAGACTGGAACCAAGAATTGATGACTAAGATTAACCAAGTTTCAGCACAAATCCATAAGACAACTCTTCGTGGCGGTGCTAACTTCATCGTTGTGTCATCAGAAATCTCAGCAGTATTCGACAACCTTGAATACTTCCACGTTTCAGACGCTAACGCTGAATCTGACCAATATAATATGGGTATTGAAAGAATTGGTGCTCTTCAAAACAGATACCAAGTGTATAGAGACCCATATTCACCTGCTTGGTCAATTATAATTGGACACAAGGGTAAGTCATTATTGGATACGGGTTACATCTATGCACCTTATATCCCAATGCAATTAACCCCAACTATTTACAATCCTGAAAACTTCGCACCTGTAAAGGGCATAATGACACGTTATGCGAAGAAATGTGTTAACAACAGATTCTACGGTGGTGTTAAAGTTGACGGCCTTGTACAATGGGACCCACAAGAAATTAGATAAACTATTTACCTGATATACAGGATGTTTAAAAGAGCGTATTTTTTACGCTCTTTTTTTTGTTTTTTTTTAGCAAACCCGATTTTTTTGTTGCAAAAAATGGTTTTATTAAATATTTATTTGTATATTATATAAAAAACGGAAAAAATGAAAACACATGGCATAAATGAATTTTCAATAGTTGAAGATTACAAAAATGGAAAAGGGTTTGATTATATTTGTAAAGCTTATAAAATTGGTAAGATAAGGCTTAAGGAAATATTAAACAAATTTGATGTCGAAATACGGAAGCCAAGTTCATTCTCAAAAAAAAGAAAATTTGTTGTACCGGATTGGAAAACAAAAAAATACGTAGAAAGGAATGGGTTTCATTATGTTGCAAGGTCAAAAGATTATGAGTTTGAAACATTCGATTACGAAAACAATGGCGGATATTTGACTTCTTTTATAAAAGAAAAATATAATGTAGAAATCCCATCATTATATGAAAGGAGACTTTACTATCAAGAAACTGGAAATTATTGGTATGAGCAATGGTTTGATATCATTGAAGTTAAAGATAGCGAAAGAAAAAAATGTCCTTACTGTGAATGGTCAACGTGTGACATTGAAAACAAAAGTGGAAGTTTTCAGATGCATCTCAAAAAGGCGCACAATTTAACGATAGAAGAACACCTTAAAAAACACATTGAAGACTATGATTACTTTAAAGTTCATGCAAAAAAAGACAAATTAAAAAGCATACTTAAATACAAGAAAAACTACGTAACCTGTCCAATTTGTGGAAATAAGTACCAAAAAATAGCCCAATCACATCTATTGTCGCATAATTTATCAATGGAAGCCTTTAGAGAAAAATATCCAAATTGTAATATATTGTCCAAAACAATGGAGAATCAAACACATGAAGCAATAAAACTTGGAAATACCGTAACTCCAAAATCAAGATTCATATCAAAATATGAGAAAGAAATACAAGATTTTTTAATAAAAAACGGAATTTCGTTTGAAGCAAATAGGCAACTTTTAATAGGGAAAGAAATTGATATATTAATAAAGGACAAAAAAATAGGGATAGAATTTGACGGCCTGAAATGGCACACTGAGTGGTTTGGCAAGAAAAGTCACAATTACCATCTTGAAAAAACTGAGATGTGTTTGGAAAAAGGTGTTGGATTAATACACATATTTGAGGATGAGTATGTTAACAATAAAGAAATTGTTCTTCATAAATTATCACACATTTTGGGTATTGACAAAGGATTAAAAAAGATAATGGGAAGAAAATGTGATATAAAGGAAATTTACAAATATGACGCTGAACAATTCCTAAACAAATATCACATACAAGGGTTTGTTAGTGCAACTGTTTATTTGGGCGCTTTTTTTGAGAATGAATTAATCGCAGTAATGTCGTTTAAAAACGGAAACATAAAAAACAGTGATTGGGAGCTGGTTAGGTTTGCGTCAAATTATGATTATGTCATGCAAGGCGTTGGCTCTAAAATGTTTAAATATTTTATTAGCAAATATAGCCCTTCAAGAATTGTTTCGTTTGCAGACCGTAGATGGACGTTAAATAAAGATAACAATTTCTATACAAAGGCAGGTTTTGTCTTTGAAAACTATACAAGGCCAGACTACAAGTATTACAACGAAAACGAAAAAGGAATGAGGTACAAAAGAGTTCATAAAATGAATTTAAACAAGAAAAAGTTAAACAAAAAGTATGGATTTCCATTAACAATGACAGAAACCGAAATGGCAAAGGCACTTGGATACGACAGGATTTGGGATTGCGGCCTAATCAAGTATGTATGGGAAAATCAGTCTGACAAAGGCTGATTTTTTTTTGTTTCAATATATTGTAAATAGTTCATTAAATGATGATGGAAAAATAAAACAATAAAAAAGGTCCCTATTTTAGGGGCCTTTTTTTTTAAGGTAATTATATACATGATGGCACAAGCACTTATTATTCAATGACAATTTTAAGTTGGCTTTCTTTCCATCCATAATATGGATTATCTTCTAAATGATAATCAATCCAACATTCAGGAATATGGTTTTTATCATACTTAGTTTCAGATACAAGAATTTTAGGACATTGTATTGCGTGTTTCCATTCTTGTCTTGCTCTTTCTATTCGTATGTCCTGCTGCCATTGTTCCAAATAGCAATCACCTATACCATTATCAATTAAAGTTCCTACTTTTGGTATTTTGACTATGTGTTTTTTTAATTTCATACTTCTCCAAATTTTTCGTTATTTTTAGTGCCATCAGGTATATAGTTCCCTTTTTTAATTTAATGTGCCATATGACGCATATAGTTCGCCTTTTTATTCGTCATTACTGTCTAAGAAATCATCCATTTGATATTTAATGTCTTTTTCATCCGGCCAATCGTTAATATAACCGTTTTCGTCAATTGTCAAAGCAATATAATCACCATATCCTGTATCATCTATTGCAAGTAGGTCAGGGACATAATCTTCTATTTCGTAAACGACATTCATGTTATTGTCATATGCGGTATAGATACCATCATCGCATACTTTATAAAAGACCTTTGCTGTTATGCCTTTAGTCCAATTAAGAATTTGTCCAGTCTTAATATCTATTAATATATTCCATCTACCATCTTTATCAATACATGGTATTCTTGGATTATCTTCATCGTCATCTTCACCATTTACTTCTGTATCCTCCCAATACCTAACCCCGGCGTTACAGCGTAAATATCTAACACCTCTGTAATTCCACAAATCTGATTTCATATCTGAAATTGAATCATAAACCGCCCAATCTTCAGACATCATATCAGTTTGGCTTGCCAACCAACCCGTCAAAACTTTATTGTCAGCCGTTTTCATACGTATGGACCCAAGACACTCCACTTCACCACCATTAGCGTCTGCAATTGCCTTTAAATGCGGTTCTTTGCACCATTCTGCTTTAATTGTTGCAGGTGGCATGTACCATAGATACATATTTTTACCATTCCATCCTTTTCTTGTTACAAATTTGCCATTTTTCATGGCTTCAATTGCTTCTCCGAAATTCATATTTATGTTCGTTTTTTTAACTGTTTATTTCACTGCTGATAATAATGTTAGCAAGCGTATTCTGTTACTTAGAATGCATTCGGTCTTAAAATGTTTGTTATAGCCAACAGCATATTTTGAGCCATGCTCAATATCACACTCGATAACAGAAAATGCTTTAAGGCCGTTGTTCTCGTGGGCCAATTGAGCTGCAACTTTTTCAGCGTCTTCTTCATTCACGAAACTAATAAATCCTCCACTACAAACAGCATCACCATTGGAATCCTTGTTTGTTTTAAGTCTTTTTAAACTATGGTGCAATCTATAAAAACTAAAATTTTTATGTCTGAACGGATAGACATACTTAAATTTTCCAAAAAGGTTAACATGTTGTTCCAAAACAATATATGTTCTTATATGACCAACGGCGCATTCATATGTTTGAGTTTTAACTAATATTTCTTCTACCATTTCTTTTGTCATTTTTAATTTTTATAATTTGAGCCTCTAACTAAAAAACCGCTTAAGACGCTTAAACCCAATGCTTGAAGCCATGTAATCTTAGTTAAACCGAAAATTATTGGCATAAGCCAATTCCATAACCACATTATAGGCAATGAAAAAATTAACGCTAAAACGGCAATTGTTACAATTGTGCACAAAATGTAAATTATAAAATCTCCCATAATTAAAATTTTTATTATTTATTGAACCAAAGAACATGTGTAAAATCAGTCCTAACCATATCATATGCAAAATCAGATGGCTTAACTATGATATTACTTTTTGCTGTTTCAGTTGCATAATATCCAATACCATCTTCATCAGTAAATACTTGGTGAACTTCATCACATAGTTCCTTAAACTTATTTATTTCATATAAAGTCCCTGACCACTCTTTTCCATATGTTAGAATCGGGTCCTCTTTCATTCTCAAGAATTTATCAACAGCAAACAATCTGTCTTTAACATCGTGTGCCTTATTACAAAATTCAGCAAACGACAGATTGTCTTTTAGGCATTCTGTTTCTATTTGAGAATATTTTTCATCAAGTCTATTTCTCTCAGAAATCAATTCATTATAGCTTTTTTCTTTATAAACAGTATAATCAAACATATTTTAAGACTTTTTCTTTAATATACAAAATAAAATATTGAAAAACAAATATTAAATACATAATTTTTTTTCCATTAAAAAGCACAATTATTAATGAATATATACAAAATTTTTATTTTTTTCAAAATTAACCACTAAACAACGACACGTTTTTACATTTTTATCTATTTATAAGAAAATAGAAAAAATGCCAGCAAAATTAACAAAAGAAAAATTTATAGAAAAAGCAAGAAAAATACACGGCGATAAATATGATTATTCAAAAGTGGAATATGTAAATAATAGAACAAAAGTTGAGATTATATGTCCAATTCATGGTAGTTTTTACATTACACCAGATAGCCATTTAATGTCTCGTGAATGTAAATTATGTGGAACTATTAGGGCAAAAATGAAAAACAGAATGAAACAAGACGTATTTATAGAAAAAGCAACCATTGTACACAACGAAAAATACGATTACTCTGAAGTAAAATACGAAAATACAGATACAAAAGTTAAAATAATATGCCCAGAACACGGAGAATTTTGGCAAACACCACACCACCATTTGCACGGAATAGGTTGCCCAAAGTGTGGTGCAAATAATATTTCTGAAAATAAACTATTTACAATATTAAAAGAAATTTTTAAAGATGCAGTGCAACAATATTCTCCTTCATTTTTAAAAGAAAACGGGCATAAACAATTTATTGACATTTTTATACCATCAAAAAATGTTGGAATTGAATACCAAGGAAGGCAACATTTTACTGCCATAAGTAAATTTGGAGGGGAAAAAGAATTTGAACTAACAAAACAAAGAGACGAAAAAAAATATTTGAAATCAAAGGAAAACGGTATTAGAATTTTATATTTTTCATATGAAAGAGATTTACCAGAAACTTATATTGACGAAATTTTTAAAAACGAAAATAAACTAATAAAAAAAATAAATGAATTATGATAATAGATTATGATTATCTTGCAACAGAATATTCTAAATGCTACAAAGACAAAAGTCGTATTTACATGATTCAACATTTTTTAAAAACATTTGATAATACAGTAAAAAAAGATGTGCCATTTAAACTGTTTCCAAAACAGCAATTTCTATGTCAAAATTTTGCCGCATCAAAAAATGTTGTTACTAGTAAATATCGTCAAGCAGGAATTACAACAACAGCAGGGGCTTACATTGCTTGCGAAATGATATTGGCTGACAAAGATTCACCGCAAACTGTTTTGGCAATAGGTAATACGTTGGACCTTGCACAACAAATGTTGTTTAAAATTAGGGATTTTTTACTTCAATTTCCATTGTGGATGTGGGGTGATGAATTTATGGATTTGGGATATGACCCAATGTCGCCACCTCCAAACAAAAATGTAATTTTTGATGTTTGTAACTCAAAAGAATTAAAATTAAAAAATGGATGTAGAGTAGTTGCACGTTCATCAGGCCCTGATGCATCAAGAGGTGTCGGTAAACAACACTGCCGACTTGCAGCGTAAGTTGCAACGATGAAATCCCGTAAAATCGGTGAAACCTAAGTCAAAAACGATATGGCAATACCGAGGTAAGTTAGTGGATTGCGAAAGGCCACTAAACACCGTAGAGCGTAGAAAGTGAATAAATATAATCTTTCCAAGAGTGCGGGACCCCAAAATGGGTGAAAATGTACGCCAAACTTATGAGAAATCATAAGAGTACGATGATAAAAAACTTCGTAATTAATTAAATAACAGGGTGTTAACTGGCTTATCTTCGATGAGGCGGCATTCATTGAAAACGGAAAAGATGTTTATGCGTCTGCACTTCCAACAGTTTCAACTGGCGGAAAAATAATACTTATATCTACCCCAAACGGTAAAGATATGTTGTATTATGAAACATGTAGAAGAGCAAAATTAAAAGGAACCGATGATTGGAACAATTTTGAATTGGTTGAAATGAAGTGGTATCAAGACCCTCGTTACAACAAATTTTTGGAATGGACCAAAAAAGACCCAGACACTGGTGAGGTGATAATTAAAAAAGAGCCAACTTTGGATAAAAACGGAAACATTAAGTACGATGAAGAGCATTGGGAACAAATGGTCAATGATGGATGGTCACCACGTTCACCTTGGTACATTAAAATGTGTCAACAATTCAACAACGATTCACAAAAGATTGCACAAGAGTTGGATGTTTCGTTCTTGGGGTCAGCATCAAACGTTGTTGAGCCTGAATTCATTGAAATGCAGGAAAAACTAAATGTTAGGGACCCATTATACGTTGACCCTATGGTAGAGGAAACTTGGATATGGAAAGAGCCAATTCAGGGTCACAGATA